CCCTTCGCTGGAAACCTCTGGCGCAGAGTTCTTCCACCCCAACAACATGCGCTTCGGTGCTGCTCGCATCCTGTGGGCGCAAGCCTGCACGCTGCGCAACGGCATGGCGCTGCCGGAAGGTTGGGTTCTGCCCGGTGGCCGGCGCACCCAAGACGCAGCCGCCGCAATGGCTGCCGCAGAGTACATTGACCGCGTCAGCCGCTAAGGAGTAACACCAATGACCGCACTCGTCCCAGTAGACCAGATCGAACGCATGGCCGTCAGCGTCGCCCGCTCGGGGCTGTTTGGCGTCAAGACGCCCGACCAGGCGATGGCCCTGATGCTGATCGCCCAGGCCGAGGGCCTGCACCCGGCCATCGCTGCCCGCGACTACCACGTCATCAACGGCCGCCCCGCCCTGCGTGCCGACGCCATGCTGGCCCGCTTCCAAGCCGCAGGCGGCAAGGTGGAATGGGGCGAGTACACCGACACGCGCGTGGTCGGCAAGTTCTCGCACCCGTCTGGCGGCAGCGTAGAAATCGCGTGGACGACAAAGATGGCCCAGGACGCCGGCCTGACGCGCAACCCTACGTGGAAGTCCTACCCCCGTCAGATGCTGCGCTCGCGCTGCATCTCTGAGGGCATCCGCACCGTGTTTCCGGGCGTCGTGGTCGGCACCTACACCCCCGAGGAGGCCCAAGACATGGACCCTGCGCCAGCCGTTCGCCAAGCCCCGACGCCGGCCGCACCAGAGCCCGTGGAGGTCGTCATCGACGCAGAGGCCCTGCTAGAGCAGATCGAACTCGCCAGCACGCTGGAAGGCCTTGAGATGCTCCGCGCCGACATGCGCCGCGTCCCGAAGGGCCCCGACCGCGACCGCATCATCTCTGCGGCCAAGCGCCGCGCCGACCAGATCCGCGCCGAGCAGGAACCGCCTGCCGGCGACCCGCAAATCGTCCAAGCCGAGGAGGGCACTGTATGAACGCACCCGTTATGACTCAGGCCGAGGCGGCGCTGCACTACCGCCTGCAGGCCGTGCAGGACATGTACGCAGTCGCTGACGACCGCGCCCGCACCGCCCGCGAGCACATCGACCGGCTGCTGGTTGCGATCTACGAACTGTCGTTCCCGCTGCTGGGCGACCCGAAGCACGGCGAGGCCGCCGGCAAGGCGAACGACATTGCCGTCGACATCGAGGACTACTGGTTCGCCGAGGAGAGCACTGATGACGACGAGTGACACGCTGCTGACCGAGCAGCAGCTAGCCGAGCGCTGGCGCGTCTCGCAGCGCACGCTGCGGCGCTGGCGATCCACCGCCAGGCTGCCGGCGCACATCCGCATCGGGCACCCTGTCGTGGGACGTGTGTTGTATCGGCTGGCCGATGTGCTGGCGTTTGAGGAGCGTTCGCGCTGGGGAGGTGGGGTATGAGTGCGCTACGCGAAGCCGCCCAGCATGCGCTGGAGGCGTTGAAGTTGGCGCAGTCAATCATTGGGCATCCAGAAGACGCGCACAGCAAGCTCATTGCCGCCGCCATCGCCAAAGCGGAGGCCCAACCATGAAACTCCGCGCATTCCTGCGCGGCTTCGTCAACGGACTAGCACTGCTGCCGCTGTGGCGGTGGATTAGGAGCAAGACATGACCCGAGAAGACATCATCCGTATGGCGCGGGAGGCTGGCCTAGCCTCAATTTACAGCGCTTGCGACGAGCCCGGTGTTCGATGCGCATATGAGGATTGGGACGAAGAACTTGAACGCTTCGCCGCCCTCGTTGCCGCAGCAGAGCGTGAAGCGTGCGCCAAGCTCGCCGAAACAACGGTGTGCGACACACATCTTCCGACAGGCGTGCAAATCTATGGCAGCAAAGCCGCCGCAGCCATCCGCGCAAGGGGGAACAAATGAAGGAATCAATTCTAAAAGCCCTGAATCAGGGGATTACGGAGCAACGATGGACAATCGTTGGCTACGGCGGTTCTTGGTCTAGGGCCATAGCCCCGCTACAGCAATACATTGAACGCAAGGTGCGTAAGGCGGTGATGGCAGAACGCGCCGCCTGCGCCGACATCTGCGACCAGCACGCCAGCATCGAGGGCATCGCGCAGCGGTGTGCTGCGGAGATCAGGGCAAGGAACAAGACGTGACCGACGACGAAATCGCCGCGCTGATGAACTACACCGCAGGCGCACACTGGGGCGACGAGGCCCATTTCCAGCGGTTTGCCGTCGCTCTTGAAAAGCGTTTTGAACTGGCCGCGATGCCGGCAATCAAGCTGGCAATGCAAGCGGAGCGCCAGAACGGCGTAGCCATTGAACGCCGACGCTGCGCCATGATCGCCCGCGAGCTCGACCGCGACCATCCGAACACCAACTACGGCAGGTACATCGCCCGGCTTATCGAGGAAACAGCGCCATGAAACCCAGCCACCTCACCACCCCGCGCACGCTGGCCGACTGTACTTTCACTGTCGGCTACAGCACCGCAGAGCCGAAGCACAACTACAGCCAGGCGCCAGGGCTTATCATCGTGTGCATCATTCTGGGAGCCCTGCTATGGACGTTGCTCTGACCATCGACATCATCGTCTGCACGGTGCTGGCCGCTGCCGGCGCGCTGCTTTTCTGGCCGCAGCTATGAGCATTCCCGCAGGCTGCGACCAGCAGGGTCGCTATCTCGAGGCTGCCGAGGCGTGTACTGAACTGGGCGCCGACGACTTTGCCGACGCTGCCAAGTTCGTCATCTGGCAGGTTGTGTTCGCCGTCATCATCGTGGGCGCTATCGCTGGGGCTGCGGCGCTGCTATAGCGTCGTAGGCCCGCTCGCAGGCCGCGCCGGCAGTGCCCCGAGCGTCCGCTACGGCAGCAAGCTCTCCAGCCGCTTGCGCAACCCCTCGGAGCAGGTTGGCGAGCACAACTCCGGGGTCTTGGGCTGCCGCCCCTCCGGGGGCAGGGCTGGCACTGTCGCGGGTGGGATGGGCGCACTGGGCGGCGATGACTTCGGCACGGCGCTGCAGGCTGTCAGCAGCACTGCGAGCACGGGCAGCGTCAGCCGACGCAGCGCGGATTCGGTTCTGGGCATCGGTCTGCACCTCCGTGTGCTGGGCTCGCCAGCGGGCCTCCAAGGCTCGCGCGGCTTCGCTGGCTGCCAAGGCCTCGGCCACCAGTTTCTCGCGCTCCTGAGCCCGTTTTGCGCGCTCTCGGGCCAGCGTGGTTTCGGTGCCGCGCAGCTCCCACAGCAGCGTGCCCGACAGCGCCACCAAGCCGATGCAGACCACACCCAGAGCGTAGGCGACGGGGCGGTAGATCATTGGCCCAGACACTGCCGGTTCTCGGCTTGGCGGCGCAGGGTCAGACCGCGCAAAGGCTCACCACGGAAGCGATCCCAGCGCAGGATCTCGGCGCAGGCCCCGGCGTAATCGCCCGCGTTCAGCCGGCGCACCAGCGTCGAGCCGCAGAACGCCCCCGGCCCGATGTTGTACGCCAAGCTCAGAAAGGCGTCGTACTCATACTGATGCAGCGGCACCCGAACGCACTGTTTCAGCGCCCCTTCGAAGCGCTGCACATCCTGCAGCTTGCGCACCAGAGCCTGCACGGGCTCGATGCGGTCGCCGGGTTTTACGCCGGCAGTGGTGCCGAAGCCGATGGTCGGCACATCGCCCTTGACCGGAATGTACGCCTCGCCACGATAGCCCTCATGGACGGCAATGCCGACCAGCGCAGACGCCGAGAGCGTCAGGGCGCCGATGACGATGCGGGCTTTCATTGATGGCTACCCGTTTGCAAACAAGAAAAACGGCTTGTCATCAATGTAAATGTCTGCCGGCATGAATTCTGCTTTTGCGCGCCGCGATGTATAAACCACTTCGCATGGCGGATTTGCAATTTCTTCATGCGGAAATCTCATGGTCAAAATTTTGACCATGTGACCATTTTTGCGCGCCGACGCAATAAATGAGTTCCATAGCTCCGGATCGGCAGTGTATGTGCCGTCGTAGTCTAGTGCAATCAAAAGACTCATTCGGTATCCGGCGCGCGCTGGAAGTGCATCTTGCCCCAACGATACAGCAGAAAGCCGATCTGCAGCACCAGGTAGATCAGCGTCGCCCACAACACCAAGTCATTGATCGGCATGCCGGCAATGGTCGCGCCGGCAACGGCAACTGGTGGCGATGCCTTGGCGGCTTCGGCGGCGATGTCGGCTTTCTGTTGCATCGTCAAGCTCATGGCTGATGTTCGGCCGCGCGGGCTTCGATTTCCATTGGATGGTTGGTGTACCCGTGGCGCAGCAGACCCCATAGGTACGTGACGTAGTATCGCAGCAAGCCCATGCGCTGGTATTGCCGCCAGTGGGCGATTTCGTGCCTAGTCAGGCGCTGGTTTGCCAGATGCTCGGGCAGCACAAAAATCCCCCACGGCGCCAGCGCCACGCCTGCGAAGCCGAAGCGGCGCAGGAACCAGGCGATGATGTGGCGGGCGGGGCGGGGGGTCATGGGGCTAGGGCGTTGACAGGCTGATTTGTGAACGTCGGAATGCCCATCGCCGCGCGCAAAAGCGCCTCGTTTTGAGCCGCCAACGCATTGACAGTCGGCGAGTCGTAGGTGGGAATTGCCCTTTGCTGCGCCAAGTCGCTTCTGAGGTAGCGCCTTGCTCCAGCGGAAACTGCTGCTGGAGCCATGGCACCCACCACGCCACCAAGGGTTGCGCCTTGCGCCCCGCCCATAGCGTAGCCAACCGCAGCGCCGAGGCCTCCGCCTATGCCGCCAAACAGTGTTTGCGATCCAGGCGTGCCCTGAGTGCCAGGTTGCACCATCACCGGCCGCGAGATGTTGGCAAATCGTGCGATCAGGTCTAGGTCGCCGCTGAAGTATTTGCCTCTGGTCTGCAGATCGTTGGCGAGTTGCCTTGCGTTGACGGAGCCACCGCCTTCGATGATGGCGTCTTCTACCGCGTGACTGATTGCCATGCGCTGCCGAGATGCTCGGAACTGCTCAAGCATGGCCTGAGCGTTCGGATTGCCAGCCTGCTGCAGCGAACGCTCAATCTGGTCTTCCAGCGCATTGCTGACGGCTCTTTGCGCTAAACCAAGCGCGTTGTCGCCGCGAGAAATGTTGGCGTTGGCTTGCTCTCGTAGTGTTCTGGTGGCCTGCAAGGCGTCTGCAGAATTGAACTGCCCCACGCGATACGAATTGACCAGATCAACAACGGGCTGCGGAATGGCTCCAGGGAAAGACCGGCCCGGTCCAGTGTACGCCTGCAACACATTGTTCAAGGCGCTGTCAAAGTCCTGATCGGTTTTTACAGTGCCGATCCGGTTCAACGGTTCGTATCCCTTCTGAAACTCGTCCTTGCGGATCTGCTGCGTTGTGCTGCGCTCAAGCCTTGCGTCTGGCGGTAAGCCAAGAGCCCTTCGCGCAAGAAAATCCGTCGCCTCTTGGTTGCGGACAGCAAATTCCTGCTGCGTTCGTGTCTTGCCCGCAAGGCGTTCCGCCAGCACGTTTTGGGTTGATGGCGTAATGCTTCCGGGCGTTGCAATGTAGCCTTCAGCTTGGCCCTGTCGAAGCGTCAAATCGCGCACAGCATTCCGCGCCTGCTCTGCCTGCAATCGAGCTTGGCGAGCTTGTGCGGCGCTGATGGCAACTCCCGGCGTCGCCATTGAAATTGCGGCCCCCAGCAGCGGTTGCCCGGTAACCTCGGTGACGCCTTGACCCGCCGCGCCGGCAACGGCCCCAGTTGCGGCCATGCCGGTTGTGGCCCGCGCCAGTTGCGGCAGCGTCTTTGCGGCTTGACCAATGCCGCCAGCCCCGCCAAGCACCGCCCCAGTCGCGCCCTGCAGGGCAACATCAAGCACTCGCTGGCCTGCAGTGGTTTCGCCCTGCGGTTCGCGGATGAGCCCAGCGCGTTTGAATGCCTCTGCAACGGGCTGCCGAGGCGCGGTGACGTCTGGCGCAAGATCGGGCCTGCCAAGCGCGGTGGCCGCCGTGCCAAATCCCATCTTGGCAAGATTGGCCACGTTTTGCGGCGCCGTCAGAAAGATGTCCGCCGCGCCAGCAACAGCGCGATATGGCGCGCTGGTGATGATGTCCATCGTAGAAGCGCGGCGTCGTGGGCCGGGAACTTCTGACGCAGACCGAGCGGTAGCAAGATCAAAACCCGAGGCGGGCTCCTGCTCAACCGGCTTGGCAGTAGAAAGGTCGAACGCCATTATTTGACCTCCACAAACCTTTTGCCATCAGGGCTAACCCACGCTCGATTGCCCTTGGCGTCCTGCTTCAGCGTCCAGTCGGCGCCAACGCCAGCCGGCCGACCAGTCTGCGGAGTGCGCGCAGGCGGATTGGCCGCAGGCTGCCGAACATATTTGCGTAACTCCGGCCGGTCAAACAATGACTTGCCGCCTTCTCCGGAATACCAAGCATCTTCAGCGCCCTCGTAGGTCTTGTTTTCCCTCCACCATTTATCCCAGAACGCTCGTTGCTCTATGTCGCGTTTGGCTTGAGCCCTTGCGACATCCAGAATAAACTTGTTTGCCTCAACCGTGTTTCCAAGTTGGGCGCCAGTTGCCTGAATTCTGTCGGCGTCCGCTTGAGTTTGTACGCCTTTTTGTTCAAGCTGGCGCTGCAAAACCGTCTGGTTGAGGGCGGCGGTAAATGACTGAGCATCGGTCGCGTATTGACTTGCCTCTGGCACTCCAAGAGCGGACAACACAGATGCTGCGGCTTTCTGCACATCGGCACCGAATCCGGTGCGGAAGCCCTTGTCAAGCAGGTTCGATTGAGTATCTATGGCTGGTAACGTTCTTGCCGCAAGCCTAGCCGCCTGAGAAATTGTCTCGTAGGATCGGACGTTAAACTCGCCCTTGGATTGGCGCTCTTTTTTCTCAAGTTCCGGCAGCTTCACTTCCACGCTGGTTGACGCTGCTGGCGGCCGCGTTGTCAGCATCTGAATTCGCTGCTCCAGCGGAGCCCTTCGCGGGTCGCCTGCCGGCAACTGAGCAATTTCTTGCTGCAGGCGCGAGATTTCAGACGGCGCAAATTCTCGATCCGCTTTTGGCTTGTTCGCATCCGCAATTGACCGCCCAAGCTGCTGCAACTGCGGGTTTCTGCTTTGCAGCATCTGCCCGACCTGATCTGGCGAATACTGCCTACCGGCGTACTCCAGCATCTTTGCAGGCGCGGCCTGTGCCATCATGGCGTTCACGGGCTGGGCGCCTCCAGCAGCGCCAAAGTCCATCTCTGGCACTGCTTCTGGTGCTGCGGCCGGCATGGCGGCAGGCTGCTCGGCCATCGCAGGCGCACCGCCGCCGCCAAAGATTCTCTGGCGCTCGTCTTCCTCCATCGCCGTCTGCATCAGCTTTTGGCCGACTTCAAAGTGCTGAGGGGTTGTGCCCTGCGTCATAAAAACGCGAGCCAGTTCTTTCACGCCGCCTGGAAACGCCTTGGCGACCTCAGACTGAAACTGCTGGTACGCCTGCTGCTTGCGCACAGCCTCGGCAGTTTCCATCTGCTGCTGCTGCACCCCCCGCAGCGCATTGATCCCAGGCGCAATCCGCGACAGCGTCTGCAGCTGCGACTCAGGTGCAAACTGCATCGGCTGGCGCTGGGCCGCCATCAGGGGAAGTCGAGCGTCAAGTTGCATGATTTCAGCCCCCAATGGTGCGCCCGAAGATGTCTCGGATGAGGCGTTCTTCTTGCTGCCGGTTCAGATAGTTCTGATACGAGCCCAGCGCCCCGCCGATGGCGTTACTGTACGCTGAACCACGGGCAGCGCGCCCCGCCGCCAGCGCGTTGGCCTCTTGGCCCATGATGTTGCCGGCCGAAGAAGCATACTGCGTCCCGGCAGTACCAAGCTGGGTGCCGGTAGATCGGCCGATGCCTGCAATATCCGCAAGGCGGCCAAACGCCCGGCCGTACTCCTGCGACGCCGTATCCTGCGCAAACCGCTGACCCGCTTTCAGCGCGCCGCCCGACAGGAAATTGCCTCGAGACGCCTGCATGCGCTCCAGCGCTTTCAGGCCCTCGCCCAGACGGAACCCGTAGCCGGGGTCCATCTCCAGCATCTGCTGCTGCGAACCCGGTCCGCCGAGGCCCATCGCGCCAGATAGGCGCTCCAGAGCCTTCGTGCCGGCAGTGCGGTACGGCTCCAGCAGGCTTTTCTGGTACTCGAACATCTCCCGCTGCAAGGCAAGCGCGTTCTGCGCAGCCTGCGACTGCGTTTCTGCGGCCTGCTCTGCCGCGTTGGCCTCCAGCACGCCGCCGACTGCGCTGCCGACTCCGCCCAGCACGGCTTGGCCTGCGGGGGTTTTGATGAGGTCGAGGGCGCGGTCCACCAAATCGCCCGCAGCGGAACCAGAAATCATCATCCCCGGCAGCGACGTTGCGCCGGGGCCTATGCCTCCCAGCGCAGAACCGCCGGCTTGGGCAATTTCTTTCTGACGCAGCAGTTTTTGTATTTCGGGGTCAAAGGCGGTTTCTGCGCCTCCCGCCAAAATATCGCCCCCAGCGCCAACGGCCTCGCCGCTGCTCATCACGTTGGTTGGCAGGTCGGCCAAATCAGCGGCAGTAAGCGTCCCGCCAGCGCCTGTCAGAGCGTTGACCGCACCAAGTTCAGCCGCCGACGCTGGGGCCATCACGCCTGGCGCCATGCCCTCAGCGATGCCGCCGGCTAGCGCCGCCCCCGCACCGCCGCCGGCCGCTACACCACCCGTCAGCGCATTCGTCACAGGCGCCAGCGCGTTGCCCAGTGCCCCGGCACCGAAGTACGCCCCCACAGACGGCAGGACGAATTCCTTGAAAAAGTCGCCGAAGCCGCCGACTTTCACCGTCTTTTGACCAACGACCTCTCCAGACGGAGTGCGCAGACCAATCGTCTGAGTGTCCTTGTTGATCTTGCTGGCGTCAGTGACAAAATCGTATCCCTCGGCCTTTTTGGACTCAATCCACTGCAGGAAATCGGGCGATACGTATTCGACGTTGTAGCCGTCTCCGTCGTAGCCTTGAATGGTGGTCGGCCCAGTCCAACCAAGCTGTGGCGCAATAGCCTGCCAATTTGATACGGATTGCAGACCCGCAACGGTCGAGTCGTACGGCCCGGAAACGTAGCCGCCCTCGTCAACGGTGCCGCTAAATTGCGCAAAGAACGGGTCACTCGCGGAAAGCCACTGTTGTGCCATGATTCACCTCACCCAATCCGCCAGTTGGTACCGTCGCTGTACACAGGAACTCCGTTTGCCCCGCCGCCGGCAACCACGGAGGCAAACGTTGTTGCGTTGGCGTCGGTGACGAAGGCACGTGCGCCTGCGCCGGCAGTAGCCGCTGCCGGCAGCGTAGCCACGGTTAGCGTGCCGTGGTTGAAGTACTTAACACTGAACGTCAGCGTCAGACCTGGTATGCGAAACGACGTCACGCTGCTGTTGCCCAGCGTGATTTCGTTGCTGACACCGACTGCCGACACATCGGCGTCGTAGCCAATCACCGTGTTGTTGCTGCCGGTCGTGAGCGAGTCGCCGGCCTGAAAGCCCAGAGCCACGTTGTTTGCGCCAGAGGTCAGCGCCCCCAGTGCCGACGCGCCCACCGCCGTGTTGTTGCTGGTGGTGGCCGCATCTAGCGCAGTCCACCCGATGGCAACGTTGTACGCGCCCGTGACCACCAGCAGAGCCGCATCCTTGCCCACCGCAGTGTTGCCGGTGCCGCTGGTATTTGCCCCCAGCGCCGAGCGGCCTACGGCCACGGCATCGCTGCCGGTGTAGGCGTCCAGCGCCGCGTAGCCCACCGCCACGTTGTCCGCTCCCGTGGACACCAGCAACAGCGCATCGCTGCCCAGCGCCGTGTTTCCTGCGCCCGTCGTTGCCGCGTTCAACGCTCGATACCCGACGCCAGTGTTGTAGTTCGCAGTCGAAGCCGCCGACAGCGAATCATAGCCCACGGCGGTGTTGTAATCGCCGCTGGTGTTGGCATCCAGAGCCTGCGAGCCGACGGCGACGTTTTGAAAGCCGTCAGTGTTTGACGTCAGGGCGTTGTACCCGACGGCGACGTTGTTCGACCCCGTGGTGTTGCTGTCCAGCGCCGTGTCGCCCACGGCAATGTTGGTGGCAACGCTGCCGGCACCCAACCCCACGGCAACACCGACTTCCTTGGTCAAGTCAAACGCCGCGTAGATGTTGTCGTCGGTCTTGATCGTGACGCCGAGAGCCGTTTCCAGCACGAACTTATACGACGAGCCCGCCGTCAGCCAGATTTGCGCGGGCGTTCTGCCGGCGCTGTCCAACACGATGGGATTGGCGTTGGCCGTGCCGCCCGTATAGGTTGTGTACGTCGCCGCAGGCGTAGTTGTGCCGGCAGCGTAGGTGTAGATCTTGCCCCCGGCCAACGGATTGCCGTTGTTGTCGAAGAACTGGGCGCCTGCGCCTGCGTAGGGGGAAAGCGAAACGCTCATGATGCTCTCACTGTTGAATCTGGCTCACCGCCAGCACGACGGCAGGGGCTGCTGGGGCAAACGCAGTGGCTGCGACATTATCCACCGTGATGGCCGTATCGTTTGCGGCGAACATGATCTCGATGCGGTCGTTTGCCGCCAGCGAGAAAAACTCGCTCATGGACACAGCGGTGTACCCGTTGTTGATGTTGATCGTCACCAGCCTGGCAGAGTTAGCGACATCTGTTCCGTTTTTGCGGAACCACAGCCAAACCGTCTTGGCGCTGCTGCTGGTGCTGCTGATCTGAACGGTGGCGTCAAACTGGTACAGGCCCGATTGCACCACCACAATGCGCGACGCCGGCGATCCGATGCTGATGCCCTCAGAGATGTCGGAGTTGTCGAACGTCAGCGCGTAAGCCGTGTTGATGACTGCGGGCGATTGGTCGCTGGTCTTGGTGAACTCGCCGTAATACTTCTGCTGCTCAATCGTCGGCCGCACGAAGATGTCGCCCGCCGTTGCGCTATCTACCAGCACCGCAGCGATGGGGATTACGTTGTCGGGCGCCGTGGGCTTGACGTTGGTGAACCCGCCGGCTACCGTCGGGCTGGCGTACAGCACGTCGCCCACGCTGAACGCGCTGGTGTCAATGCCGCTGACGTTGCCCCAAACACAGCACAGGCCCGTAGCGCCGCTGTCGGGCAGTTCCTCGGCCATCACGCCAAGGATGTACAGCGACGGCGATGAGCCGTCAGCCAAGTACGGAGCGACGGACAGCACGTTGTTGGCCCCCACGCCGACGAAGCCTACCACGGAGCCCTTGGGGATCGTTGAGCCCGTCGTGTTTTCGACGACGGTGTACTGCGTCAGCGCGGCGTTCTCTGTCGCGTTCTGCAGCAGTTGAAAGAACCGAAACCACGCACGAGTCGTCAACGCCCCCTGATCCACCAGCGGGTCGCGCTGCGACGGTACGCGCGGTGCAAGCTCCACGTTATGCGCTCGTCGGGGTGGCGGAGAGTTCCGCACCCATGATGGCGATCTTCACCGGATCACTGCCGCTGATCTCGTACACGCGATCCCGCAGCTTGGTGGTCATGCCCAGCCGGCGCCAGATGACGCGCTTGCCGTATTCGCCGATCTTGCCCATGCTGGCCAAGTGCTCGTTGCTCCATGTGTGGCCACCGTCGTCGGACCAGCGAAGCATGACGTTTGCGTTTTTGGAAGAAATTGCGTAATTGGGATATTTTGTTAAATTGGCAGAAAACACCGGCGCCATAAAATCATTGACAAACAACTTTTGCTGACTATTGATGGCTGACCCAACAGTATTGTTGTAAATGTAGCCAATTAAAAGCCTCCAGTCTACAATTGTTATTGCAGACAATCCGGAATTGCTAATGTCGCCCAAACGTTTACCATCAATGATTTCATTGAACAGCGTATTTTCTGGAGAGATTCCACGAACCGCGAGCAGCAGCTTATCGGCCACCAATTGCCAATTAACTGTGTTGTCGTTGGAGCCAACGCCGGATTCCGCATCAAGCTGCAAAGAGTGATGCGCCGTGCGCTTTAATGTGTTTTGCCCAGAAGGCAGGGCGCGCCAAGATCGCAACCAACGTTGCGGATAAAAATTGTCTGTGTGAATTGTTGGGTCGTAGGCGTACAAATTGCCATTTTCCCAATCCCCAACAATAACTTCACCGTTAAAGTTTGCCTGGCAGTTGCTTCGGTGTCGGCGGTATTGCACGCCGTCCCAGTACGCCCGCTCATGCCACAGGCCGGTGGCAACGTCAAACACCCACGTTGCCTGCGCCGTCGGGAACGTCAGCACGTAGAACGAGTGCCCGTCCTGCTGGTAGGAGTAGCCGATAGCGTCGCTTAGCACGCCGTACTGCTGAATCTGCCACTCCACAGCGTGCGTGCTGATGCGCTGGCCGTTGTAGCCCTGATTGCGGTACACGATGCCGTTGCCGCGAGCGTCAGAACCCAGCCAGAACACGCTGTTGTCCAGCTTGGCCACGCTGTACGGCGCGAGGCAGCCGGTTTCCATGAACGCGCCTTCAATGCGCGCCAGCGGGAAGTCTGCTAGGCCGGCGTTGTACCAGACCTCAACGGTGTTGTTGCCGAACAGCCAAACCTCGCGGTGGTCAACCATCAGCGACACGATGTTGTCGGGGTTGCCCTCAGCGCTGGCAAAGTCCAGCGGGTCAATGGCAGTGCCGTCAAGCAGCGAGGTCACCCACACGCGCTGGCTGTTGGGCTCGTTGAAGACAAAGTAGCTGTCCAGATAACCGACGCTCACAGCACCCGGAAAGTCTGGGTCCGTGATCTGCGCAAACACGCCCGTGTTGGCGTTGTAGATAAATGCGTCAGGGTTGCAGGCCACGAACAACTGGATGCCGTTGTCGGCCATGCTCACCGGCCCGCTGCCGTTGATCAGGCCGATTTCAGTTTGAACGTAATTTTGATCAACGCGATAGAGTTTTCCGCCTGCAGCAACGTACAAATACCCACCAAAAGCCCAAAGTCCACGTATGCCTTCAGTGTCGGAAGCAATCAAAGAGCCTCCAATCAGCGTCAACGGACGAAGCCCCGGGCACCGCTGCAAAAACGCCGGCTCCTTGCCGCCCTCGGGCACAACCTCGGGGAACAGGTTGACCATGCGGTTCGCCGCAGCATTGACGCTGCGGGCGAC